ATATTATTGTTATCTGTATTCACAACAAATTCAGACGATGGTATATTTTCAAACTGAATAAGATTACCGAAGTTATCAAATAATTCAAAATAAACAAAATCTTTACTTCCTTGAGATCCCCACAACCCATCTTCATAAGGTTTTAATCCTATTCTAGTATTAAGATTAGCATCAAGTAGTTGTTTTTCTTTTTCTGTTAATTTACTAGCCACTATAACTCCTTAAAATCTCTATCCAATACTTCATCAATGATGGCATCGGATGCTGTTGTTTTTAATAATTTTACTGTAGTATTATGGATAAGTTTTGAAGAAGGATCTTCAACTAAATTGTCCGTGTATGGATTTTCAAAAAGTAATACAGCACCACTTTTATCTCTAGATAATAGATTATCAGCAGCTGCTGAACCAGAAACTAAAGCTTGCGTTCTTAGTAAATCCCTTCTTATTAGATATTTTTGTTCATCTTCATCGATTAAATTTTGATAAAAAGTTAGGTTTTGTAATTCTTCTTGTGTATATGGCATTTTTTATCTCACTACCTTAAATACAAAATCATCATCATAAAATTGTACAGTTTCATCAACTGAATTACTTCCACTAATAACCTTAAACTCAAACTTATAATATCTTTCTGATTGAAACCCATTCATCCAAAGGTTAAAATAATTGCCGGTAGAGTCACAACTTACTAAAGAACCAGTACCGTAAGGTATTATAACATCTTCTGTTTGAGTATCCTTTACTGAATAATAAGTTCCATCGCCGCCTATGTGTTCTACACTACCGCTGGGTAATGTTTTTACAGTTAAATATTCAGAAGCAGTATTAGAAAAAGATTTAGTAGGATATTTAGCCCTACCGACTATTCTAAATTTTACTTTAGATTTTTCTTTGTATTCAGGTCTTAAGCTCTTCATATAAAAAGACAGATCTTCCAACTCCGTTAGTGATAATGCTGCTAAAGACCCCGTACTCCATTTGGTATCATACCACTCTATTTCTAACTTAGGTGGGTATATAGTGTGCGTTTGTCTTGAAAAAAATTTAAATTGTCCTAATCTCTTACCACTCCCCTCATCTGTATTAGGGTCATTATTTTCAAAGCTACCACTCCTTTTAATTATAAAACCATCATTTATGTATGTTTTATCTAACCACTTATTTACAATAGGAGTTACATCCATTCTCATATCAGATGTCTCATATTGAAATGATTGGCTTGCATAAACTTCATTATACCAAGCACCACCTTCGGGTTCAGTCAATGAACCACTCCAGAAGCTTTTATTTACACTACCATCTCTATACTGCCAACTAACTCCTTCTGTGGTTATTGGAACATCTGATTTAGTCCCATCACCCTCAACCCAACTAGAACTTATCGGATAAGCATACAGATCTTGAATCGTAGTTAAATTTTGAGAATTAGCATCATACATATTTAAATAATATTTTGGATTTGTAATAGTTCCATCAACAATAGAAGATGAAACTTCACCCAAATCAAACTTAATTAAAACACGAGATACTTTTGTATTAGTTCCTGTAGAACTAACGGTTTTTGATACTTCTAAAATCGAATCCAATCCAGTATTAGAACTACCAGATGCTTCATATATAGTTGCGTCTATTTCAGGAAAAATAAAATAATTCATTAGTAACCTCCATTAGAATTGCCAGGACTTCCAGCTGAATCACCAACCACACGACCTTCAATATCTATACCAGCAAATTTTAATTCAAAGCAACTTGGGTCTAGTGACGGATAAACCACACCACCTTTTGTTGCTGAAACAATGTCATACACATTTCCAGAGTAACCTCTGGATGCTTCAAATTTATTAGTTATTAAGACAGGTAAGCCGGATGGGTTGTTTGCTTCAGGTGGAACTACAGCAGATACACCATCGACTAAAGAAATTTGATAAGATAAATCAGCTAACACGATTGGTTGTCCAATTTGCCATTTATCTATATTGAAAAAAGTCTTAACTTTTTGTATAGCTTTTAAAACTACCTCTTCTTTATTATAACCAGTCTTAGTTAGCAAACTAAAACTAACACCTACATTAATTACAAAAGCATCTTTTATATTTACAGCATCTGTAACCATTCTAAATTGTGTTAGGTAAGTTTGTATATTTTCTTTAACTGCTCTGTTAACTACGGCTAATCTTTTACCAGCATCAAATCCTAAAATATATAGATTAAGAGCTAGTGGATTCATTATTCTATTATCTGAATTTGCTCCTGTACTACTATCTAGCTGGCTGTCTTGTACAATATAAGCTTTAGCTATATTGCCAAACTTAGCAGGCAAAGCATAAACTCTCGTAATATAATCTTCCTTAGTTACAGCTCTTGCTTGTGCTTGAAAGAAAGCCAATGCATTATTTTTAACTTCAATAATACTTTCTGCGCCCTTTCCACCACTAGCCGGCAAAGGATTATTAACTGCAATAGAATCTTTAGTTTGATTTACTAAACCACTTGATAATCCTGTTGTGTCTAATGTTTTTTGTGAAACCCGTACACTTCTTAAACTATTAGCCCTTACATTATGATTAATACCGCCGCCATATCTATATCTAATAGTTAATTGGGTATTAGATGGGGCTTGACCATAAGCTTTGGTTGTTAAAAAATTAGAAGGATCAAAAGCTGTATTTAAGTAAGATGGTGAACCTGGTAAGGATGAACCAACATTATCAGGATTAGGAATTATTTCTTCATCAGGACTATCCGATGTTCCCGCGCCAAATCTCAATTCTGTTTTACCATCTTCTCTAATAAAAGTTACAAATCTTCTCGCAGTTTTTAATAATTTTAATAAATACGGAGCTTGGTCAGCTTGAGTAAATAACTCATCGTCATTTCTTACTGTATTTTCCATATCACCAAAGACAGTATCTTGTGCTAAAAAAGGAACTTCATACCAACTATTATTATCACTGTCAACACAAGAAATAATTTCAGTTATATTAGAATTGTTTAAAGCTATTCTTTTATACTTTTCAGCGTCATTAAATTGAATAAATTCTGTAGTAACGTTTCCACTAGAAGCCTTAACTGATTTTTTAAGTAAATAAGATACTGGTATGTCATTCGAACTTTCATATATAGAAATTTGCATTGGGTCGTATGAGCTAGAGAATTTAAAATTACAGTCTTCTGATGTTGTGAATGTAATCTCGGTATCAGATACCACTTCCATGCCACTTTTTAGAACCATTGCATAACTCAAATCAGGATTTGTTTTAAACCCAGCACCAGTGCCACTTGTCGTTGCTGGTACAGTTTGAAATATATCAAGATTCGTAGACGCGGCTGTTGCTAGTGTTGGTTTGTATCCTAAAGATTGTGCCATATTGTATACAGTTCTTTTTTCTTCTGCAAAGGCCAATAAACTTTCTTTAAACTGATTGTCTATATAGTAAGAAAGAACATCACCCACATATGACGCCATTTCTATAAACATCATACCTGGAGAAGATTCATTAAAATCATTGTATTCCTTTGGGAAATATATTTTAGTAAATTCAATTAGGTTTGCTTTAAATGAAGAAAAATCTTTATTTAAATACCTAACTTCTTTTACTGATTTCTTTGGTGCTGAATATGGCATTAACTATCTCCTAAATTATTAGTTCTTTACTTCAATTCTAAAAGTACAAGATTTTTATTAAATACATCTGTTACTAATGAAAATTCTATAGAAACATTAATAGTTTTTACATCTGTAGTTGGGAATGTGGATATTATATTTTCTACTATTATAAATGGTAACCATCTGCTCATAGCAGAACGTATAGCTTCTTCTACTCTATCTTCAATGCCAGCTTCCATTGGTTCAAATAAAATGGCAGGTAAATTGGATCCAAATGTGGGATTACCTAACCTCTCACCCGTATTTGTCAAAAGTAAATTTTTAATATTATATGCTGCTTGAGCAAGGGAATTGTTGGTTCTATTAAAAATTCCATTTTTACCTATATTTAAAGGTAACTCTAATCCAATATAAGTATCTTCATCTAAGTCTTTTTCTACTGCGCTCGCCATCTATGCTCTCCCTTTATACCTTACCATCTTTCTTTTTTAGTGCTTTCATTACACCACTATAATCTTTTGTTAATGCTCCCATTACCTTTTCAGGTACTTGATTAGGATTTACTCCAGCAGCATGTGCTGTTTCGACAGCTGATGCCTTCCTTCTCATTTCATCACTTCCAGCTCTTGCTATTCCCCCATACCCCATAGCTTCTGCCATCTTAGAACTATCAAAAGTCTTACCACCCATAGTTGGGTATTCATCAGTTTCACCTACCCTAGCAGTCTCATTTAATATATCATTTAAAACTGGATTCTTTGTGTATGATACTTCTTTTTTTGGTTTGGGTTTTCTTTCGGGTAGAACCTCTACAACCTTATCTTCTACCAATGTAGATTTCTGAGCCATAGACTTCATTCCTTCCTTAATAAATATCTCCCTCACCTCTTTTTTAACCTCTTGTCTAACTATTTCTTTAATTAAACTAACTATTTTTGACGATTTAGCCATTACGAACTCCTTGCTGTTTTATATAAATATACTAACCTACCATATTTCTTCTATCTTTCCGAGCAATAGCTTTAGCAGCATATGCTGCTGCTGCAAGAGCTATTTTTTTCTTAGATCTTTTTAAAAAACTACCAAAATTTTTAGCAAGCGTTGGGACTACTTCTATAACATTCGCTAAATCTGAAATTTCTTTTTTTACACCATCGATTATAAATCTAGTTGCATATCCTATAGCAGCTGCAGCTGGGTTCAGCGCAGCACCAATAGAAGTTGATTTATCAGTAGCATCATATATCGCTTTGGCTAACACGAGAGCATCGTAAATTCTTACAGCATCATCTCTAATTTTTATTGCTTCTTCTCGTTTTTTCTCAGCTTCATCTAATTTTTTATAAATTATTTTTACATTTAAGCCAGGATCTTTTCCTTTTCTAAAATCTTCTACAATACAATCAACCTCGTGGTCTAGTTCTAGTATTTTTTTACCAAATTCTAATGCTATAAATGTTTTTAAGATGTTTACAACCACAGCCATTTTATTTTCTCCTAATCCTTTTCTTCTACTACAAAAACTGTTTTACTAAATATTTTTGGTAAGGTGTTTTTTTCCATTAATAAAAGTTCTTCGGATAATTTAAAAGCAGCATCATTTATTTCCGATACGCCCCTACTGCTGGCGACTGTAGATGAAAAATCAAACAAAGTACTAAATATTTTTTTGAATAAATCAGCTGTTTGATCCCCTTTTAGTATAGGATTATTTGTGTCAGCATCCCCTAAGTTTATAACACCATCTTTGCCGGTTTCCAAGGTTATTGAATAATTAGAAGCTAAACTAATATTCCTATTAGCAAATAAATGAACATCACCCTTATCGCCCTTTGCGTTAAAAACCAAACTATCAGAGTTTAACATAATTACATTACCACTAATAGAAGATTTCCACTTCACAGGCCACCAAGAAGAATCAGCTGCTGGTATTAAAATGTCATTTTCAGTATTTAGTTCACCCGAAGAAAGCGTTATTGAAGAACCATCTAAATTAATGTTTTGTACATGTGGAAAACTTTTATTTTGAAATTTTCTTTCGTCATTATTCTGACCATTGGTAATCTTTATAGTTGGAAATCTATAATCTTCGTTACTGCTAAACTTCATACCATGACCAAACCTACCATTTATATTTATATCACCTTTTTTTGAAGCTAATGTCCTATTATATTTTGTTATATTTAACTTCACCGTACCATCCGGCGTTACTTCGCCAGTTCGATTCATATTTACATTATTTTGTAAATTTAAAGGGGAATAGTAAAAAAGTTGACCACCATATCTAGCTACATTAACAACTTCCCCAACTATAGGATAAACTACTATATGTGGTGATAATGGTTTTATAAATTCAGCAATCTGATCATCACCGCTTTGACTATATAAAAATTTAGCTTTGATTGTACCATATAAACTATAATCAGGCACACCGCCTATAAATGGTAAATCTTTGGGTTCAATGTACACCTGAACTACTGTAGCTGGTTCAATCTCATAAAATTCAGATTCATTATCCACATTGTCACGTATAATGCTATAAACATCCTCATAGCTAGCTAGTCCTGTTTTAGTAACTTCCCTATTGTAAATAAAATCACTTTTACGATAAGCCATTAATTTTCTATCCTTTTAATATCATCATCGACTTCATCTGAATGCTTTTGTAGGTCTGTAGCTGCAACTTCTATAGCTCCTAATAGCTGTTCCTTCTCAGCATCAGATAAACCATACTCATCTTCACCAGTACCTTTAGATTCAGCGGCTATTATACGTTGTACTATAGCGGCTACCTTAACTAACTGGTCATCGTTCTTAACATTAATCTCTAAGTATTCTTTTAACATAGGAATAATTTGCACAGCAGTATCGCCGTCTTTTATAAATCCAACAACCTCTTTCATAAGAACTTCTAGTTGTGTTTTATTTGTTTTTGTATTATCGTATATATCCTTGAATAAATCAGATAATGACTTACCCTCAAATATCTCATAATCATTTGCCATATTTTACCTCATTGATATATATTAGAATTGTTATATATAAATATCCATTTTTTAAACTTTTGATAAATATTAATTATATTTAATACAGGGCACAAAAAAAGGGAGTAAAAACTCCCTTTTCTTTTATTCGTTTACAAGTGAGCCTGTATAACTCACATCAACCACCCCTTCTTTGTCAAACTCGTGTAGTAACCTCTTATTATATTTCTTCATAACATTAATGATACGAGTAATATGTTGGGTATTAGAACCTGTCATCTCACGAATAAGAATGTAAAGAGCTTTCTTATTAAAGTTTTCAATATTTTCCTTTATACGGAAGATGTGTAAAACACCATCAGCAACCCTTATATCTTTATCCCTACGAAAGATGTTAGTTAAGTTGGTATCCCAAAACCTATGTAGTTCATCTACGAATAAAACAGACTTCTCTGAGGTTTCGCTGGTAGTATTCTCGCTCATAAGATTCCTTTTGTAATCCAATACCTTCATCTCAGAATGTATCTTACCCATCTTATAGTTCTTGTTGTTATTAAGGATAAGATAGTTCTTAGCTACAATACTGAAGTATGAGAAAGCCTTACCTTTACCTTCTTTGAACTTATGTATGTTCATAACCAAAAAAGATACAACCTCGTGCTTTACCTCTATAGAACCAACATCAAAGTAATAGAACTTAAATGTGTGAATGATATTCTCAGCTAACTTATCAAAAGCTTTTCTGATATGTTCGTTGTATATCTTATTTTTTAAGTGAGCATTATCTGTTTTGTTATAACGAATAATAGCTTTCTCAGTTCCTATATTAAAATAATAGTTCTTACCTTTCTTCTTCTTTTTGCGGGTTTTCTTAACTACTGGTTTTAGTTTTACTGGTTTGGTTTCTATACTTGATGTAACCGATGTTTCCATTATTGTTCTTCTCCTTTGAACCTATTGAGTTGATCTATTGTATTTTTAATTTGGTTAAATATTTGCCCTACTTCGTCATCTGCTTCAAAATAACCTTTGTAATCTATCTTCTTTAATTCAAGTTGTGTCTTTTCGATTGTATTGATAAAATCTGTTATCCAATCTTCTAACGACTCTAACTTCTTATTCAAGTTCCATATCACATAACATGAAGTTACGAATAAAATGACCATACATGCAAGACTTATTTTTAATAATATCATTGTTTTTTCTCCTGTAACATAGTAATCACAATAAGCTCAATTTCCTCGCACCTCTTTTGCAAGTCTTTAACCTTACTGCCTAATTTTCTAACTGTTGTGAATTGCTTATTACTTTTTTTTTTCATTACTTATCTCCAAATAGTTCTTCAAATAAGTCTGCAGATTTCTCACTCAACTTTTCAGATGGTTGAGGTTTTTCTTCGGTGGTAACTGCTTTCTTAAACTTATCACTTACTTCTTCATCACCTCGCTGCCACTCATCAGATTCTATGTGTGTAGCCATCATATCTGCCTGATGTAGTATGTAAGCTATGTTACTCTTCAAACTCCAATCAGGATTGTATGACATCAAATAAGTCTTATTAGCATCCTCATAAAGACCATCGGTTAGTCTCAGCCCAATATATTCCCACTCTGACATTGTAATCTGAAAATGATTTAGGATAAAGATAGCTCTATCTGTAACAGTCATATACTGAAGATTCGGATTATGTTTGAATATCTCACCTCTGTTCTTACGGTGCCATTCAGAGTCTTGTGGGATATAGTAGTCTTGTTCTAAATCACCAACCTTACCTAAGTCATGATGCATAGCAGCAAAGATAAGTTCTTCTTCTGTGAAGTTTATATTAGCCCCATTAGACTCCCATAGCTTTTTAAGTTGAACAGCACAATCTGTAACGTGTAATACGTGTTCTACATAACCACCAACCATAGCATTGTGATAAGCAGCTTTACCACTAGCTGGCGCTGTAACCATTCTATCTTCAAAGTGTTTATACATCTTTAAGAGTTTATCTTTACGTTCTCCCTCAAATGTATCTTCTACAAGTTTTATTAACCTGTTCCAATTACCTAGTATTTTTTGTTCTGTAAGTTGTTTCATTTATCTAACCTCGTATCTGTTTTTTGTGAATTTAATTGTTGGTTCTGTTCTTAATCTATTACGGTAACCACTAAAAGATATTCTCACACCCCAACCAAGATGTTCTAATATTTGTTTTCTAGTAACTGATTTCTTCTTATGGATAAAATCTACAACCTTTTTGTAAGACTCTGTATCTTCTTTTAACATTGATAAGCCATCGATTGTTTCATTAATCATATTGTCGAATTGATTTATAGCTTT